ATGATGCTGGTCTACTAAACGGTCGTGTTGGTACTGCAGCAAGTATTAAGATTAAGAGTCTTGAGCACTATGAAGAATTAGGATATGATGAGAATACAATTTCTAATGTAGTTGTTGCCGCAAGAAATCCTGGTTCATGGGCAAATGGTTTAAGAGTTGGAATTATTGATGCCAAGGCAGATCAAATTCTGACATTATCCGCAGCACCTGCAGGATTTGCTGTTGGAATGGGAGTCACTCAAGCAATTTCCGCAGTACTTCCCGGTGCAGGAACTACTTCAGTTCTTGATGGATATTTAAAAGGTATTGTAACTCAGGTTGCTGGTTCGGATGCTTATGTAAAAGTTCTTGAGCATGTTTCTGCAACAGGAACTGTTACTGAAGTTGATTACCAACCATCTGGTGTTTATACATTCTCCGGAACTGGAAGTGTAGCAATTCACACTAGTGGTCAGGCAGTATCATACGCAACTACTACTGTTTCTGCACAAAAAGATTGGTTCGATCAACAGTCACTTACATTGACTTCTACATCTACTGTTAAGTGGAATCAACTTGCAGATCGTCCAGGAACTTCCGAGTATGCAGCATCAAGAGGTGCTAGATTTGATGAAGTTCATGTTGTTGTAATTGATGGTGATGGAGATATCACCGGAAACTCTGGAACAGTCCTTGAGAAGAATCTTTCACTCTCAAAAGCAAAAGATGCCGAATATTCACTTGGATCTCCTTCATACTGGAGAAAGTTCACTGCAAATAGTTCACAATATATCTTTGCCGGTTCAGCACCAGCAGGTATTGTAACCACTGGATTTGCAAGTGGTGGAACTGGATTCGATCCTGAGTCCGATGTTGGTTGGGATCAAAATGCAGAAGGTATTACCTTTTCCGCAACTGGAAATTATAATTCAGCTCTTTCTGCTGGAACTAATTACGGTGGTACAACAGGTTTGACATCAACTGGTTCATTAAGTTCCGGTTTAGATGATATTGTTACTGGTTATGGATTATTCGAGAATACTGAAAAATATACTGTAGATTTCATTCTTATGGGATCTGCCGGTTATGGTAAGGAACAGGCACAAGCACTTGCGAATAAGTGTATTGCGGTTGCCGAAGCAAGAAAGGATGCGATTGCATTCATCTCACCATATAGAGGTGCGGCAATTACTGATACATCTGATGATAGAGCAGTAACTGTTAATTCGGATGAGGATATTACTGATAATGTAATTAGTTTCTATGCTCCTATTACTTCATCAACTTATGGAATTTTTGATAGTGGTTACAAGTATATGTTTGATAGGTTTGCAAATACCTTCAGATATGTTCCACTAAATGGAGACATTGCCGGACTTTGTGCCAGAACTGATACAAATAACTTCCCATGGTTCTCACCAGCAGGAACAAGTCGTGGCGCAATTCTAAATGCAGTTAAACTTGCATATACTCCATCTAAATCTCAGAGAGATAGATTGTATTCGAATAGAGTCAATCCAGTAGTCTTCTCACCTGGTGCCGGTATTATCCTCTTTGGAGATAAGACTGGATTTGGTAAGTCATCGGCATTTGATCGTATTAACGTTCGTCGTTTGTTTATCTATCTTGAAGATGCAATCTCTGCTGCCGCAAAAGATCAACTCTTTGAATTCAATGATGAAATCACAAGAACTAATTTTGTGAACATTGTTGAACCATTCCTTCGTGATGTTCAGGCAAAGAGGGGAATCTTCGACTTTGTAGTTATTTGTGATGAGACAAATAACACTGCTGCTATTATAGATAGTAATGAGTTTATAGCAGACATTTACATCAAACCCGCAAGATCAATCAACTTCATCGGTCTTACGTTTGTTGCCACCAGAACTGGTGTTTCATTTGATGAAGTAATCGGTAACGTTTAATTTAGAGGTATAAGAAACAATGGCAAACCGTCAACAAGTAAATACTTTACCACTAAGAACCATCAGTGACTTCAAAAGTAAACTGAAGGGTGGTGGTGCAAGACCCAATCTATTTGAAGTGGAATTAACGTTCCCTTCAGGTGTTGGTGTTCAAGATGAAAATGAAGTAATTGAAAATTCTAGGTTTTTAGTAAAGGCAGCAGCACTACCTTCTTCAACAGTAGCACCAATTGATATTCCTTTTAGAGGAAGAATCCTGAAAATTGCAGGTGATAGAACATTTGAAACATGGACTATTACTATTATTAATGACACTACATTCTCTATTAGATCAGCATTTGAGAAGTGGATGAACTTCATCAATAAACTTGATAACGGAACTGGTGAAACAGATCCTGCAAATTATCAAGTAGATGCTAAAGTAAATCAACTAGATCGCACCGGAGTAGTTCTTAGAAAATACGTTTTCAAGGATGTTTTCCCGACCAACATTTCTACAATTGATTTAAGTTATGAAACAACTGATACTATTCAGGAGTTTACCGTAGAGATGCAAGTTCATTATTGGGAAGCATATAAAGGTAGTGGACCTTCATCGGGTGGTGAAAATATCTCCTAAATAATAGAATAATAGTCTAAGTTAGTTTATAATATGGCAAAACTTTTTGGTTTTTCTATTGATGATGCAGAAAAGAAATCCAAATCTGTAGTTTCCCCTGTCCCCGTGAATAACGAGGATGGGGTTGATAACTATATTGCGAGTGGATTTTATGGTTCATATGTAGATATTGAAGGTCAATATAGAACAGAGTTTGATCTAATCAAAAGATACAGAGAGATGTCACTACATCCAGAAGCGGATGGTGCTATCGAAGATGTTGTAAATGAAGCAATTGTGAGTGATCTTTACGATTCTCCAATTGAAATTGAATTATCTAATCTAAATGCTACAGATAATTTAAAGAAAGCAATTAGACAAGAATTTAAGTACATTAAAGAAATTTTAGATTTTGATAAGAAGTCTCACGAAATTTTTAGAAATTGGTATGTTGATGGAAGACTTTATTATCATAAGGTAATCGATCTTAAAAATCCTCAGGAAGGAATTAAAGAACTGAGGTATATCGATCCAATGAAGATGCGGTTTGTCCGTCAAGAAAAGAAGCAAGATAAGAATGTTATTGGACCAAATATTGCTGGTCGTGACGAACAGAAAAATGGTATTGCTCCAGAGATCGAAGAGTATTTTGTATATACTCCCAAACCAAACTATCCGACAGGAAACCTAACCGGTGGTGGTGGAAATAAAGGAACTAAAATTGCAAAAGATGCAATTACATATTGTACTTCAGGTCTTGTAGATAGGAATAAAGGTTCTGTCCTTTCATATCTTCATAAAGCAATCAAGGCACTCAATCAACTTAGAATGATTGAAGATTCTTTGGTTATCTATAGATTATCACGAGCCCCTGAACGTCGTATTTTTTACATTGATGTTGGCAATCTTCCTAAGGTAAAGGCAGAACAATATCTTCGTGATGTTATGAATCGTTATCGTAACAAACAAGTTTATGATGCAAACACCGGAGAGATTCGTGATGATCGTAAATTTATGAGTATGATGGAAGACTTCTGGCTTCCTAGAAGAGAGG